ATGTAATCGGGCGGGAACCCCATCGCATTGTAAAGCTCTCTCGGGGAGAGCATCCGCAGGCCGATGTCTGCGATGAAGTAGAGCGTCCCGCCGATGCTCAGAAGCAGCAGGTCGTCATCGGCCAGCTTATAACCGCAGTAGCGGTTCAGCAGTTCGCGGATCAGCGGCCAGCGATACAGGTTCTCGTCCGGGCCAGCCTTGCAAAGCAGCGTGTCGCAGAGGGCGAAGGTTCCTCCGCCGCAAGCCTTTTTCTGGCCCGCGCCTGCCGTTACAGTCTGCATCGGTTCTGCAGGGCTGCTTCCCAAGTTGTCTCCCTTGAACTTCACCACATGGGCCGCGCACACCGCATTGTGGTCGATGGCCGTCACCGTCGGAAGCGGCTCTTCCATCTTCTCGCCGACCACACCGCTGTAATACTTCACCAGATTTGCGCAGGTCAGGCCGTAGCGGTTCGAGGCATCCACGGTGGGAATCGGAGCGCCGAGGCCAGAGGCTCGGACGTTTTCTGTCTGCTCGGTATGGTACTGAATGAGCGATGGCGCCACGATACCGCCCGTATGCTTGGCGGTAATGGTTTTGTATGGGCCACGCACATCAGCGACGTGGCCGCCTCCTGCGTGATTACATTCGGCCAGATACGGGGTTACAAGCATCTGGTTCCCTGCTGTCGTCACGGTATGTACCGGATCACCGGCAGGCGCTCCGACGCTGTTGCTGGTGTTCGTCGCCGTGAACGGTGCCAGCACCGGCTTGCAGAGGTTGTGCTTGCCGCTCCCGACCACCGTAGGCAGCGGTTCCTCGATGTCGTGTACCCGTGGGGCCTGTCCCTTTCGTTCTCCATAGCCGGTCGGGACGATATACGGCTGGCCGCTCTTGATGGTGAATTTATCCACGCCGCGGATGATTCGCCGCATGGTGTTGTCCGCCAAAGGCCGCACCGCCTTCAAATTGTACCGCTCCTTGATTTCCTCCTTGGTGTCGAAGATGGACGGGCAAGGCAGGCTCCAGTCGATGATCTCCGCCGCGCTGCGCCACGGTTTCAGCCTGCCGCTCTTCACGGCTTCGCTGTCCCGCGGAGCGTGGGTCGGTTCGGGCCACACAATGGGCTTTCCGTCGCAACGGGCAATCAGAACGAACCGCTTGCGGCTGGTCGGTGCGCCGTAGTCAGCCGCCACCAGCTCACGCCATTCGACCTCGTAGCCGAGATCCCGAAGCTGGCCGATGAACTTTCTGAACGTCGTGCCTGCCAGCTTCTTTACGGGTTTGCCTTTCCTGACCGGCCCCCATGTCTGGAACTCTTCGACATTTTCGAGGAAAATCACTCGCGGCCGCACCAGAGCGGCCCATCTCAGGGTGATCCACGCAAGGCCGCGGATTTTCTTGTCAACGAGAGCTGCGCCCTTGGCCTTGCTGAAATGCTTGCAGTCGGGCGAGAACCACGCACCGCCCACGGGACGCCCGCGGCATACGTCACGCGGGTCTACATCCCAGACGGACGCCTGATAATGCTCCGTGTATGGGTGGTTCGTCTTGTGCATCAGGATCGCCGCAGGGTCGTGGTTGATAGCCGCTGCCACCGTAATGCCGAGGCCAACCTCCATGCCTGTCGATGCGCCACCGCCGCCCGCGAAGCTATCAACGAAGATTTCGTCGTCGATCCCGATTTGTGCGCAATTTCTCATATTTTCCACTCCCCTTCGTGCGGCTGAAGGAACCGGAAGGTCGCCGAGATTTGCAGGTCGTTGTTCTCTTTTTCCTGCCTCTCATAAACGACAGCATCGTGTTCCATCACATATTCCGCGATGTTATGTCCAACCTCCGCTCTGAGCATCTTCGCCATTTCGGCCTCATGTGTTCTGGAGAAGGCTGGCACGATTTTCACCGTCCTGACCGTCTGGACGTCGTAATGGAGAACCTGCACTATGGGTGCAGGAAACATCGCCTCAGCGCGTGTCAGGCCGCCGAGCGCATGGATAATTTTTGTCTTCAGCCTGTCAAACCATTTCATGTGCGGCCTCCTTCATCAGCTTCCCGTTCTGAACTCGGTATGCTTTGTCGTCCCAATACTCAGTCGCGCCGACCTTGCGGGTGTCGTCCCCGTAAAACTTCTTCCACGACGGCAAGCTGTCGTTTACGGCGTCGAAATGCAGGCCCCATCTGGCGCAGGCTTCGAGCGCGTTCTCAAGCAGTTTTCCCTCTCGGCACGTCCAGAGAATGAGGCCCGCACCGGCGATTTGCTCTGCCGCCGCTGCGACGATAATCTCCCAGTTCGGAGCGCCGATGTCCGGGTATGCGTTTGCACAAAGGCAGCCGTCAAAGTCAATGGCTATTGCCTTCGGCAACGTCTGCGCATACTGCTTCCGACGCTCTGCATCGTCTGCCCGCATCTGCTCCAGCACCTCCTTTGCCAGTTTCGTCGTGCATCCTCTGCCCTCTCTTAATTTCTCCAGCGGGCATCCCCTGCAGTTCAGCTCAGCGCAGCACCTCAGCGTCTTCACGATAGCCCCTCGTCTCATGCCAGCGCCTCCTCTCTGCCGATCTGCTGGAACTTGTAGACGAAGACCCACGGGTTCGCATACCATCCCAACTCGTCGAGTTGGTCTGCAGAGATGGTGCTGTTCCAGAGATCCCGAAAATCCATGCGCATCGCTCTGTACGGCTGGTTCCGGTCAATGCCTTCAGCCTTCAACCCGCCGCCGTTGATGTCTCCGAGCCTCTCCACGGAAACGTCCACGATTTTCAGGAATATCCTCGCCGCCTCTTTTGGCATGAAAATCGAGGGGTTCCACTTGGAGTCGGTACTCCACTTAGCGATAAACTGGTCAAACGCCTCTCTGGATTCCGAGTCGGAGCATCCGCCGGGGAACTGGATTTTCCCGAGCGGGCCACCTGCTCGGAACTCGATCTTTGCATCCGCCTCAAAGCGGTGCGCAGATTGGACGCGCCAAGTCTCTCTAACGTAGAGCACGTCGTTGAACCAGAACTTCGGCTTCACGGTTTCCGCCCAGTCGCAGAAGATACCGCCGACACCGTTGTTCCCACACATCAGGTCGAACGTCTGGTTCTCTTCATCACAGTCGAGGACAAACCGTGCGCCCTCAGGCTGTGGGAGAACTACGCGCCGTGTCTCTGTCTTTTCGCCGGCCATGATTTTCTGCACCATCTTTGTGTTGAACAGGATCGGTTTCAGTTTCGCCACTTGCTATCCCTCCTTCTTGTAAAGCGGGTCATCCTTACCGAGCACGGGGTAATCTACCTGCCCGCCTTTTTTGATGACAACCCGATATTTTTTGTTGATCCCCCGCCGCGCCCGATTTGCCAAAGCGTAGAAGCTGTCAATGCTGGCGCATCCGAGGGCTTTTCGACACTCAGCCGCGTTGCCTCTGGTCAGCAGCTCGCCGCTGTATCGGTCGTAGATTTCGTAGTAATTCATCGCTCCACCTTCTCAATGCCGTCCATCGGCACCAGCCGCTTCTTGTTTTCAGCGTAGTAGACGATGGCAAACGGTTTCGGATTGATTGAGCTGCATTGGAAGCCGCTTCTTCCATACGGAGGTTCGTTCCATTCGCAGAACAATTCCGTGCAGAGCCATGTCACGCCGACGAAGACTCCGGTGAACAAAGCCGTTTTCGTGACGAACTTCTCGCAGGACTCGTAATCTTCAATTTCTTTTCCCTCCGTTGCGCCCTTCTCCCACAGAAGCGCCATTCCGAAATCGCTGTTGTCAATCTCGAAGTGATTACCGCTTGGCCTGATGTACGCGCTGCATGATACTCGATCTCCGAGCCGCAGCTTCGGCATTTCAGTCGTACTCGTAGTCACCCAGCTTCACCTCCATTTCGCAGTCGGGGCATTCGACGTAGCCCCAGTCATCACCCCAGCACTCAGGGACATCGAGTTCTCGCCACGGAACCGTGACTTCTCTGCCACAGTGCGGGCAAGTAAATGTGACCGATACCGGCTTCACGTCGATGTGGAAGCCTACTGCTTTGCTCATGGCCGCGCCTCCTTTCTTTGCGGTATTTTGAATTAGCCAAGCGGCAACCAGAGGGTAGAGCAAGGCTCTACATCCTCTGGAGCATCACGCAATGATGAAAGTATTGCCGCCCTCGGCTGGAATCGCTCTATTCGGGTCTTACAGCGGCTTTCTGATCTTGACGATGCGGGTAACAACATCTGTGCCGCTTTCGCGGAACGCCCCCGGCTCCAGCTTGATCGTCTGAGCATACACGCTGTCGAGGAAGTCTCTGAACTCTACGGACTTCTTATCGCTGCGGAAGAACGTGCTCTCGCACATGATGGCAACCAGAACGCCGCCGGCATCCAGCAGATCGTAGGCGTGACGCACATGGTCGATGTCCTGATGGCGCGTAAAGGGCGGGTTCATCACGACGCGGTTGATAGTGCCGATTTCCTTCTTCGTCACGTCCAGAAAATCGCGGTAGTTCACGCCATAGGGCTTCTCGGACAGATACCGCTTCATGTCGGTGTTCAGCTCGATACAGCACATACCGGCGGGCAAATGCTCCCAAATGACATCCGCCAGTTGGCCGTTGCCGCAGGACGGCTCCAGTACCTCGGATGCGCTGTCGATCTCGGCCATCTCGCACATTCGCTCGGCGACGGCGCGAGGCGTCGGGAAGAACTGATACTCTCGCTTCAGGTCTTTCACTTCCTGCGTGAGCAGGACGTTCTCCAGCATCTCCGCCACATCGTCATCCTCGGCGAAGACGTGGGCTTTTGCCTTTCGGTTCCACTTGCCGCCCATGTTCTCCAGAACCTTGTTGACCTCCGTGTAAGTCTTGCGGTCAAGCTGAACACTCGGCAGGTAAAGCAGGTTGCCGTCCGCTCTGCACTCGCCCAGCACATTCAGCACATTCTCAGGAATTTTCGCCATTTGTTTCGTCCTCCTTATTTTCCACCGGCCGTGCTCCAATGAACTCCTCGGCCAGTTGTTGATACTCTTCTGGCGTGATATATCCACGCCGCTTCTGCTGCTTCCAGTAGGCCATGATCTCGTCGTACCGAGTCTTCAACGAAGCGTATCGACCATAGGCGCCGTTCAGCTCGTGGCAGACCTGCTCAAGCTCCAGCCGCTTCTCTGCGAAATTTTCGGCCAGTTCCAAACTCGGCGCTCGCCCAAGCCTCGCAGACCCACAGGCGCAACACATCTTCGGGGCTATGCCCTGCACGGCAAAGGCAGCTCCGCAGTCAAGGCATATCCACTTTTGCTGCCGTCCTCTTGCCATTCAGGCTACCTCCTATCACACAGGTTTTTCCCACCGGCATCCGTGGCAGGCTCCTTCGTGCGCCCGCTTGTACTTGCCGCATATAGAACACAGCTCATTGACGGCCGTGCGGTATTCCCGCTCCAGCTTACAGATCTCGGCCGGCTCTCGGTCGGTGTCTTCGTAATCGGCCAGCCGGTAAAACACAGCTTCAACCGTCGTGCTGGTCGGCTGCGATACCGTGCCGTCGCTGTTTCGTATCGTCAGACGCTCCATCATCACACCTCCTGATACCGGATGGGCCGCTCGCCGCGCTCGTCGAAGTCGAGGCAGGCTTTTTTCGACTGGCAACAGTAAAGCGGCGTCCCAGCTCGCGGGTAGTGCTTGTTCTTGCGAACCTCGCAGATGCCTGATGCCTTCATAGGCTCTCTGAGGAAGTGATGGCACTGCCCGCAACATTGGCCGAGGCTCTCAGGTCTGACCTTCAGCCGTCCTTCTTTCTCCGCTTTGAGCAGGTCGAGAACGTGCTGGAGGCTCATGCCGTCGCGGATCAGCTCGTCCTCAAACTTCCTGTACTCCACGCAGGCTTCAGCCGGGATGTTGGCATCCTCGTACATTTTCAACACTCCGAGCGCCTTTTCGACCGTTCTGATCTCCTCTGGCTCAAAGCAAAAATCCTGCTCGTTGATGATGTCTTGCAGCCTCTTCGCGTATTTCTCCATCTCAATACTCCTTTACTTCTGGTTCGTCGAGTCGTGCGCCGCAATGCTGGCAGAACGGCTCTGTGCAATTCACGTCCTCTCCGCAGTTGGAACAATGCGTATCTCCCAGCCAGTCGATGACAAGGTGCGCGTGGATCTGTTCCGGTCGGCTCTCGATGATGCGGAGCGTCTTCTCTCGCATGGTCGCCGCTCGGTTGACTTCGTCCTGTTCCAACTCCTTGCCGTCCAGCCATTTGTCAACGCTGTGCATGACACCAAGAATGATGTACGCCTGATTCTCCAGCATTTCTGCAGCCTCTTTTGCTACTCGGATCAGGCTCTCAGCTCCCTTGCTGTCTTCCGAGTCTGCGGCCTCTCTCAGACGTGCGGCCAAATCGGCTGCTTTGTCGAAGTGGTCAGCCATTACCGCTCCTCCTGCATTTCAGCGCCGCACATCGGGCAGTACGGTGTAAGCTCCCACGCTTCGTCTTCGTAGCCATCATACGAGACGCGGTCAGGAATTTCCCATCCGCAGGCTGTGCAATGCCCGTCCAGCCACCGGCCGTACCGGATTGTCTTCACATTTACTCTCGGAATCTGTTCGATGGCCTCGCCGACCGCCCGCTGGGTGCAAATCGTGGCAAACGGGAAGTTCCTGCCGTCGTTCACAACCCGCCGCACTTCGCTCTCGGGCAGAAACCTTTCTGCCGTAGCGCCGGTCTTCTCAGTTGTCATCGCACACCCTCCTGTTCCATGCTTCGATTTTGTCCGCCTTAATTACAAAACCGGAAAGAACGCACCCGTTATACCAGTGCTTCCACTCTCCACGGTTTGCTGTTCTCATGATTGCGCCCATAGGCTTATTGTCTGCGCCACAGAACGGGCATCTTTTCACTTCATCCATGGTTTATTCTCCTCGCTCTCGCAGTTCCCGAGGCAATCGCCAAGGGTTACATTCATCCACTCCGCTCTAAGTTCGCAATAGACAATCCGTTCTCCGATAGAGTTGACGTCCGTGTCGATGCCATGAACGCAGCGGCAACATTGAGTGTCTGCCATATTGTCCTCCTCAGTAATCGAAACAGGCCATGTAGAAGTGGATTTTCCCGTCCTTGATTTCGTGGGTGCAGCACTTCCACAGGTCATGGTAGAGGAACCACACGGTTCCCATCTCGTTCAGGTATTCCAGATCGAAGTCCTTCAGGTACTTCCTGAGGACGTCGTTCACGCTCTCGCTGCCCTTCTGCAGTTCCAGAGGAACATTGAACCACGGAACCTCTGCGGTGATTGGGCCACGGGGCTTGCGCTTCTGGAAGTCAGCGCACAGATCATCAAACCTCGCCATCGTTCACACCTCTGCAATATTCGTTGTAGATGCGTTTCAGCTCTCGCATAACGATGCCGTCCTCGATGTCCTCCAGCAGATCATCGAGATTCCACCGCGCCAACTCAAGCCGCTGCCTTGCCTGCTCTTTGTTGACGCGGCGGTATTCCGCAGGCAGGTCGGGGGCATTTTTGAGGATGCTCTGGCACAGTTCAATCTCGCCGCAAAGTTCTTCGAGTCGATGGGCCACCCGTGAAACCATACAGTCGTCATGCACGATCAGGGCCTTTCCTTTTCCAATCATTCCGCATTCTCCTTTCCTACGAAAACGCCGGCGTACACAGCGCCGTCAATCAGGTAATGGTAGAACTGGTGTCCTTCAGGAACCTCGTCTACCGCCAGCTTCGTCTTCCGCATCACCAGCGGATGGGTGCCGACCATGACAACATACTCGCCGTCTGGCACGAGCTGCTTCATCCACTCGCTCGGCTTTTCCGAGCTGTGCGTCGCGTGGTCGAACAGGCTGATAGCCGGCGTTCCCGTAATGGGCGGAGGTGCAAAGAGCGTCATCTGCTCCCACGCTCCGCCGACGGTCATGCCGCTACTCATACTGCGCACGTCCCTTCTTGGCTTCGGCCATGATTTCCTCGATGTTGTTTCGGAGCAAGAAGCGGTAGTCCTGCATCCGTTCATCCAAAATCTCGGCCGCTTCTCTGCGGACGGCCTCTGGCGTAATGTTCTCGCAGTTACAATGCACGGCCAGAATCAGATCCCTGAACGTGAACCCGTCGAGGATGTTATCGTCGGCGCTCACATCGTCGCCCAGCTTCCATCTCTTGCTTTCAGTCTCCATTTCAATTCCCTCCGAACACTGCCTCGATGGCTTCATACCAAGTCGTATTGTCGCCGACGTTGCAATCGGCCTTCTGGAAGAAGTAGCTCACGATCACAGGGAGTCTCTCCTTAGCCTCCTCGAAGGTGATGCCGTAGTCGGCCTCGAACTCTTTCTCGTATTCGGCCCGGTCTTCATCAGAAACGGCGTCCAGATCTTCGATACCGAACGCATACGAAGTCAACATACGCAGCGCATCCGCCTCGCGGTACTGCATCTCCTGATACCGATATGCCGCTTCGATTTCCTCCGGTGTCATCCGGTACGTTTTCCCGTCGTGCTCGAAGTCGATCAGCTCTCTGGTGTTCTCCATCGTAATCATTCTGCTTCCTCCTGAATTACCTTCTGAACCAGCTCATTCATGCAGTCGAAAAACCGCTGCGAGCAGGCAGCGCCCTTGGCCTTGTAATACTGCAGGCCGTCGCACCTGCCGTCTTTGATGGTGACGTTCGCCAGCTTGCTGCAGATCCATCCCTGCGTTCTCAGGGGAACACTCACCTTGTACCGGCGCATGAGGAGCAAAACAATCGGCTCGTTGTGTCCGACATCCCCCACGCGGTAGTCGATGCGGTCGTTGTTCAGGCGCCCACCCTCTCGGATGATTTTGACGGCTGCCTCGATCTCCTGCTTTGCCTTCGCATTTATCTCCTCGGCCTCTCGGTGCCGCTTCTCTGCCTCTTCTGCGGCTATTTTTTCTTTCTCTTTCTGGATGTACTCCTGATGGGCCTCAGACAGCTTCATGCACTCGTCCAACTTGTTCAAGACGCAGGCGCCGACATAATCGGGATGTGTCAGGCCGCCGTTCTTCTCGCTCTGGAGATAGAACTTAACGTGGCTTGCAAGTTGCTTACTGATGCTGGCAACCCACCTCTCAGGCTGGCTCCCAAGGCGCGTAACAACTTCTTCCTCTCGCTTCATTGCCTCGGACACGCTGGTCGGCTGGTTCCACCCATCCCGTTCTCTCAGCTCATTGAAGAAGGCGACCCGCCCCTCCTTGCTGCCGTACAGTTCGTTCACCGCGGGCAGGTAGCCGCAGTTGTCGATCATCTGGAACTCCGTCATGCGCAACGGAATCAGGTAGCTGTTCACCTCAACGTGCAGGATATAGCGGTCATTGTCGCACCGCGGGTACTCGATCTCAGGCTTTCCGTCCTTGCGCCACAGCCGATAGGTCGTGGTTCCGTCGGCAACCTCCTTGATGAACACAGCTCGCATCCGACGGCCGGTGCGATTATACATACCGCCGTCGAACAGCGGCGTCATCAATTTTACTTCAGGCATCTTTATCCCTCCCTAAAATTCGGATTGAAGGTGTCGCTGTACGCGGCCGTTTCATTCCAGTCGTCGTACCGCACCTTCTCGGTTTGCTTCCCGTGTCGGAACGTGATGTTCGGACGGATACGATTTCCGTCTTCCCACCATCCCTGACGCTTATAGCAGGTCAGCCAGCGGGCGAACGGCTCTCTGCAAAGCTGGCGCATGAGGTAGCCGCCGGTGTCGAGCCTGCGCCAGATTTCTGTGCTTTCGCCTTCCATGTCGCAAACGAACTCTACGTCGATGGTCTTCGACGGGTTTCTCTGCGGGTCGTTCTTATATGCGTTCCATGACACCTTCGGGAACCATTCTCCGCAAACTTTGCTGTACTCCAGCGTCGAGTTCTCGGCGATATATTGCTTTCCGAGCAGGTCAATGTCCTCCTCTTTCATGTAGAGCTTTCCGACATTGCCGTCGGCATCGGTGAACACGACCGTTTTTCGTCCTGTCAGAACGGCGCTGGCGTTGCCTCCGTACGGAGCAGCCTCTTCGGGCGTGATGTCTCTGATCTCGATTTGCATTTTCTCACCTCCATTGAAGCGAACGCATAAACGGCAGAGCCGCCTCCATCCGCTCGACCTCTCTGTACCTTGAAGTTCCCGGTCGCGCCATCTTATGCTTTTCAACGAAGCGTTCCATTTCCTCCAGAGTGCCGGGACCGTAGCCAACAGCATCAAGGATGGTCTGGGCACCGTCGCAGCGTATGGCCTTCAGCAAATCAACGTCGATGCTCTGGCCGCCCGGAAACGGCTGGTGCTGGGACAACCGACAGAGTGGGAGGTATTCTCCCGCTACGGGGTGGCCGATGTTCCAAACCGTATAGCCAAGCGGCACGGCGTTCACGATCTCGTATGCGTGCTCGGGGAACGGCCAACGCCGCTCCGTGATGTACCGACCGTCCTGAGAGAACGTCGCTTCATACTCGTTCATCTCTTGCCGCCTCCTGCTCATTTTTCCTGACCGTTATCGGCGTCGTATGGTGAAGCCGCGTCCGCTTCACCGTGAACGTCTTGCCGCAGTAGAAGCACGGAAGCTTACAGTTTCCATTCCACCCGACCATATTCGATTTCCCGCAGTGTGGGCACTCAATGATTCCGACTACCGGCTTGTTCGCCATCGTCTATTCCTCCCCTCAGTACCAAATCAGGTTGAGGCCGCCGAGCTGTTCCACACGGCCAGTCATCGCCTCAACATCTACGAGCCGCTTGGGCAGTCGCTCGTCTCCGTTCCACGCTCGGATCAGCTCTTCCAGCTTCTTGTCAGGGGTCGGTACGGCGAAGTCGCACCCGAAATTGTAGACCATCTGATCGAGCAATTCCTCGTAGACACCTTCCTTGCCGGCAATAACCTTCTTTCGCTGGTCGCCGTGGAAGTTGATGCTGCCGAGGAACAGCCGCCCGTGCATCATCTTCAGCGCCCGCAACTGTTCGCGGTTCCAGTCGTTATACGTCTTGTCAGCTTCTCGCAGCGCCCAATACCCGCCCGTACTGCGGACATAATTGAACTGCATCTTTCTGGCGAAGGCGAACGTGATGCTGCCTTCCAGCCTGGTCTTCCAGTCCAGACTTCTCAGGTTCAGCTTCCCATTGTTCGCCCATCCCATGTCGAGCTGGCCGTTTGCGTCGCTGTTCTCGAACGACCAGAAATGGTCACGATACACGCACTCGCTGTTGACGTTCACGCCCCTGTCCTTGGCCTCAGAGCGGGAATAGCGAACCGGCTGACGGTCAACCTCGCGGTTGCGCTCCTCGTCCTCCTTCAGATAGAACAAAACCGTGTTCTTATCTCTCTCGGCCCCGTGATAGCTCGGGCGGTAAGCGACCACGCCCAGCTTCTCCGCGATCTCGTCGAGGGTTTTCTGCTGCTGCGTGTACCAGACGTCAGCCGCCGTTACCAACTTCATCGTCATCCTCTCCTTTCAAGGTCATTTCGTCTGTGAATATCAGTCGGCCGCATCCGTTACAAACGAACCCGCCGCTGTTGAACCTGATCCAGTCGGTGCAACCGCACTCCGGGCAGGCTGCGAAAATCTTCATGCCGCCATCCTCCGTTCATAGTCCTTGATTTCCTCAAGCGTCAGCCACTCAGGCTTGCCGCTTTCGGGGAAGCTCCACCAAAGAGCCTTCATGTACTCGATATGGTCAGCTACGTTGCCAGCCCAAAGATACTTCGTGACTCGGTTGCCACACCCGAGGAAATACTCGCAATCCTGCCTCATGCGGTCGAGCATCTGGTATCTGAGCTGCAGGCTCCACGTAAGAACCGTTCCGACCTTATCAGCCACGGCCATTACTGCTCACCTCCAACCAGTGCTTTCCACCCCGGCTCCTCGCCAAGCCACATCGCCCGCAGCCAGTCGTTCTCGCAGAAGTACCGGCGGTAGTGGCTCGGCATCGAGTTCACCGCGAAATTGCGGATCTGGCGCTTGCGCTCCTTGCCGGTCTGCAAGCGAGCCTCCCAGCCGATAAGTTCGGCCTGAGACTCGTTGATGAACTGGCGGTTGCCCTCAAACCCCACAACAAAACGCTTCCTCCAGCAAC